AGTGCTGATGTGCTGGTGTTAGCAGGCATCGTCACAGTGAAAGTATTGCTGGATGTCTTATCGTTACCGAAGTCCAACACACAAATTGCTCCATTTGCTCCAGCTTTGTAAATCAAAGCCCCCCGCGCAGTGATCTGCCCCGTCCAAGAAGGAGAAGAAAACGACACGTATGTAACGCTACCAGATGCTGTGGCTTCAGACGACACGGTCGTTGTTACAACCTGCCCACCTGCAACGTAATCCCCACCAGAAGCCTCGCCGGTTGTGGTATAGGCTGTGGTGGTCTCATCAAGCGTTGCATCATTCGTGTACAGGGCTAAATAGAACGTATCTGAAGTCAGATTGATCGTTGCATTGGCTAACCCAGCACGCAGGGTGTTACAAGAGAAGTTGCCTGTAAACGCCATCAGGTCACCGCCTGTCTGTATTGTCCAGACCTGTAAGCATCTTGACGCTCCATACCATCGCCCAGACGTTTTGCCAACGCAAGTGCCTCTTTGTATTTTGTGTCGTAGAACGCCATGATGTCAGGCTCACCCTTCATGTAGGTATAAGCCTCCACAATAGAACCATACAACAACACAGAATCAAAGTTGTCGCCCAACCATGTTGTGGTAGCTGTGACGATTGACTCTGGGTAATAGTAGTAATGCAGTTCAACATCGTACGCCGCATCTGGGGTTGGGCCAAGGATAAACGACAGCTCGTTTGTCACAGTGGGAGTTGGGCCGTTTGTAGTCGTTGGGCCAAACAGTGCATAGTATTTTGGAATCGCTGTGTCAGTTGGCTTTGGATACGCCTGACGAATGAAGTTCACATCTTTGTTCAACAAGTATTCGTAGTTACCGTCCGCATCAATCACTGCCAGCGAGTACACAGCCAAAAAGTCATTGGGGCAGGACAGATACTTGTTGTTGGTTGTGGCTACACCCGTCACATTCTTACGAATGGATGGAAACTGAACCGTGTTGTAAATGCGTTGCTCCGCCTGTTCAATAAAAGTATTGATAGGCGTAGGATTGGTTGAATAGCTAAAGCTATTCTCCGTGTAATCCTGAATCGCAGTTACAAGCTCGCTGTAGTTCATGCCATCGGGCCTCGTGCCATCACGCCTTTAGTGGCTGCGCCAGTACCACGGATTTTGATGCCGCTGGTTTTGGTGGGAGGGTAGTCTTGGCTGCGTGTATTTGCAACAGACACGTTTGCTTTACGCATCGTTTCTTTTGCTGGCTCTTCGCCCACAACAACAGTCGCAACCTTCTTGGGTACTTTGTATGTTGCCATGTTATTTACCTCTGCCAGAGCTACGCTGATTCATAATCTTTGCCATGTTGCGACCATACTTGAGCATGTCGCTGTTGGTCTTTCCGCCAGCGCGAAGCTTGGTTGGCTTTTGACCGGGGTGCATGTTTTGTTCGTGTTTGCGAACTGCTTTCTTTGCGTCCATCATCGACTCCTTATGTCGTTGTAACTGATACTGTACCAAGTTCCACAGCCAAAACCAAGTTATTTGGTGTTAGACCGTCGTCATTTGCCCTTGATCCTCCAACTGGATACCAGCCCCACTGGAAGATTCGACTGCCACCCTCAACCGTTCCCGCCCCGTTTGGCCCATTGCCTGTCGGAACAATCTGCAAACCGTTTGTGCCTGACAAGATGTAACTGCGATCTGGCCTTGGATTTCTCAAAGCCTGCGGGTCATCCACTGGGAACATACCCAACTGCAACTGCGGCTGATCTGGGTCCCAGCACTCCGGACAAACCAAGAGGTTGTAATTCTTGGTCTTGATGATTTCAGTCTTCAAAACTTTCAACAAGAACCGTTGGTCGCAGCGATCGCACTGGGCGATCGCGTTCTTACCGCTGGCAAACCTGTTACCCATCCTTACCTCCCAATGTAGGTCTGGCGAGGAACAAGTCTCAAAGCTGCTTTCTCGTGGTCTTCGTACGCAGCAAGCTCCCAAGCCTCGTCATACTGGGCTTTGAGGAAGCCAAGGCGCTCTGCCCCACTTGGAATCTTTCCAGCGATGTAGTACGACAGGCCAGCGGCCATACAAGGAATGAATCGAAACGGTACGTCCATGATGTTGACACCGCCGCCTGCGTCTTGGGTACGACGCAAGCGCCAATACACCAACTGATACTGCTGGGCATTGTCTGGCGTTGGCCAAACGGTGACTGCTGGGACTTGCTGCCAATACACAGTGGCGTTGTCTGCGTGGCTTGCTGCCGCGGTGTTTTGCTGCGCACGGAAGCAGTTGTACAGGGTGTTGCCTGAGATGTAGCTGTAGTTGATGATCTCGCTGTCAATCTTCACAAACCCTGCGGCGGGTAGCCCAACTACGGAGTCCAGTGTGATTTCAGTATCAGTGCTGGTGATTGCCCCATCAAGGGTTAACCCTGTTGGCGAAGTCTGTCCGTTGTACCGTTGAATCCAGATTTGGATGGGTCTGGCCTGCGTGATCTTGTTGGGGATCGTTGCGTAGGTGGAGACGCTGATGCGGGTGATGGTCAGGTCAGCTTGAGTTGCCGCGATGTTTGCGCCCGTGCGAATTACATGCTCCAGCAGGTCAATGGTGTCATCAGGCAGGGGGTAGGTATTTTGGCCTTGGACAAGGTCAATTGTGCCTGTTTCAATTGTCCACAAGTTGATGCCTCGGTTGGCCCAATCAGCGAACATGATGTTCAAACTGCGTCGTGCTGTACGCAAGTCATAGCCGGTGCGAAGCTCACCACCAGCGCGTTCAAACGCCTCCTCGACAAGTTCTGTCAGGTCAAGGTTAAAGCTTGATGCGCCGGAAGTATTTGCCATTATCTAAATCCTGCCGTTTTCTTTGCAATGCTCTTGGGTTGTGCCACAAACTGCTTGCCAGCCTTCTTGCCCGCCCGCTTCGCACGGGTTGTGGCTGCGTATTCCGCTGGCGACAAAGACTTGATTGCAGCTTCAGGGAGATACCTCTCACCTGTTTTTGACGAAGGCTTTCCCGACTTGGTGCGCCATTTCTGGTCGCCCCAGTTTTTAAGGGAAGTCTGCGGTGCTTTCAATCTCTGTACCCTCCGCCTGAAGCTTTATATTTCTTGGCTACAAGCTGTGCTTTTCTCGCGCTCCACTGACCTGCGCCAGTGCCATGTGTTGCTGCCGCCTTGACCTGAGCCACGATCCGCTTGCGCAGACTGGGTTTGGTGTAGTTGCCAGCAGCGTTGACTTTGCCACCCTCTGCGTACATGTCCACGTCCTGTGGCTTGTCTTTACGACGAACGACTTTCTTACCCGGCATCTTCTTCGGGTTGATTGCGCCCATGCCGCGAGAAGCCATCATTTGATGAGTGTCCCACGAGTCTTGCCACGCTGGGCGATGCCGTCCGCGCGACGTGATGCAGTCATGCCACCCTTAGCGAATACTTTGCCCATCTCCGTTCTGGTGGTGGGTGCATTCTTCATCTTCTTGCGCATCTCTTCGTCTTTTGCTTCTTCCATAGACTGCTTTTGACCGGGGGTCATTGGCTCTTCTGACTTTTTGACGCCTTTAATCGTGACATTGTTACCTTCACGAGACGTATCAAGTCCTTTTTGTTTAAGACCTTTATCAAGTTCGCCCATAAATTGATCCATTGGTGAAGTTTTTGAACCACGAGACTCGCGCTTTATTTCGGCAGTATTTTCGCGTTTTGCTTTTGCGGCTTCTTCGCGTTCTTTTTGAAGTTTCTCAGCTTTATAAGCAACGACACCGGGTAGGCCAACTGCATACCCGCCAAGTGCAGTAATCCCGGCTATTTCTGCCGCTTTCCCTGCTTTTTGAGCAAAACTACTACCGCCACCAGACCCGCCACCCTCAAGAGGTTGCAAGTCCATTCCGTGTCTTGTGTGTTTTCCCATGATTACCTCAATACATTTTGCATTTGGTTTTACCGCGAGAGGCGATGCCATCTGCGCGGCTCGATGCGGTCATCTTGACTGAGCCACCTTTACGGAAGTTTTCAGCCATACCCTTGGGGCCAGCCATCCACGCATTGGGGTTCAGTGTCTTTGCTTCCCGCGCAGCTCGTTCTGCTGCTTTCTTTGCAGCCAAAGCTTCTGCTGGACTCATGCCCTCTGCGGAACGTCGCGTAGCTTGTGCCGCGTTATAGCCGCGTTGTGCCCTACCAGCAGTAGCCAACTCAGCACCAACTTTGCCAAGACCACCACCTATTGGAGTTAAAGCAGCGGCGGTGTTTGAAAGGTTACGGCTCAACTCTGTACCACTGACACGCTCACCGCCCGTTGGACCACTTCTACTTTGGCCGGGGATTTGGCTTACTACAGGCGGTGTACGACGTGGTTTGTAGTTCTTCATCCCGACTTCAGAAGAAGACGTAGTACTCGCTTTAGGTGTACGGCGTGGCTTGTAGTTTTTCATGCCTTCTTCAGAAGAAGACACAGTACTGGCTGCGGCAGCTGGAGTTTGCTGCCCACGGGTCATAGTAGTCTCAAGGTCACGATTTTCAGGGGCCAGCTTTATTGATTTGTCAGAAGGCTCAGATACAGACTTAAGTGTTTCTGCGCTTGGAAGATCTTCGGACTTAACAGAGCGTTTGGATACTGGAGTAGATTCAACTTTAGACGGAAACTGAGCAATCGGACCACGTTGTGTCTCGCGCTTCATTTCTGCTTTGTCTTCATCAGACATGCGGCCTGTTTCAGTTGACTTAGGGCGAGCGGGTTTAGAGTCAGTTGTTTCTGCCTCTTTACCCTTACCCTTAGACATCATGTACGCAGCAGCGCCAAGGGCTGCGAGACCCGCTAATCTTCCAACGTTCTTTGCCATGATCGGCTCCTTTTAGCAGTAGGCTTTGCCGCCCTTTTTCATGCCAAGCGGCTTAGAGCCAGACATTTTGACCATTGTTCCTTTGGAAATGCCTTTGGATTGGATGGCGTGTTCGCCTTTACCTTTGACTCCGCCAGATTTCACTGCGCCCATTTTGGCTTTGGTGATGCCACCATTTGCCATCTTCATTTCTTTTTCTTCGTGTTTGACCATAGACTTAGGTGCGCCCTTAGCCTTCATGAAGCTGACTTCTTTTTTAACCATCGCTTTAGATTCTTTCATTTCCCCACCCCTTTTAAAAAGTTCGTTTTTACCTTGATTGGTTTTAGGTTTGTTGACGGCCTGCGCATCAGCGCGGCCACTTGAACCTTTACCAAACTTCATACCTTTGCTGGCTTCGCTGAAGTCTTTACCAACGGATTTGGGGACTCCAACCTTCTTCGCAAACGCTGGGTTATGGGCCACAGCATCCATGAATTTCTTTTGTTTAAGGCTTGTCACTGGCATTATTTCCCCGCTTGAATAAGTTGGTCAATTTTTGCTTCAAGGCGATTAAACCGTTGGTCAATGTGGTCAGTAATTCTCTGAACCTCTGCGTTAGTTGTGTAATCACGGGCGATCTCCTCGCGTGTAATGTTTAAAAGCCGCTCGATGCGTTTGACATCATCCAGTCTTTCACGAATGAAGAACCACAATGCCGCCATGATGAGGGACAGTGCAGCAGACCAAATGGTGTTGAGTTCCATTAGATCATCCTGCCTTTGGTCTTACCTTTGACGCAGCAACCATCAGCACGACTTGAGGCGGAAGAAACTTTGCCGCCTTTTTTCATCTTTGTGTACTGCTGTGAATTGGGGTCGTAGGTGTAACTAGGCGTGGCTTCTTTTTTCTTGCCAAACAGTTCTGCTATTTTTTCTGGTATTTCTGCGAAAAGTCCCATTTAAACAAACCTGCCTTTCGTTTTGCCGCTGGTAACACAACCATCAGCACTGCTGACGTACCCGCCATCTGCGCAGTTCCAAGCCCGTAGGCTCTTGTTAATCCTCGAATCCGGGTCGCGTGCGGTCTCGGCGCTCGTAAGCTTCGCTTTCATGCCTTTCATGCGTGCGCAGAAAGAGTCGCGGCGACTGCCGCCCTTTGGCTGAGGTGGTTTCAACCCGGGTTTCCCCGGATTTGCTGCGTTGTAGGAAGCTCGTCCTTTGGCGTTCAAGCCGCCTTTGGGATTCTTCCCTTCCGCTCTTTGCCATGCGGGGGATTTAGCCATAGAACACCATGACAGACGCAATGGTGGTCACGTCAACATAAATGCCAGAGTTAAACAGCAAGCCCTCATGGGGGAGCAACATGTAGTCAGCCCCTGTCGTGCCAGCAAAAACATTGACTGTTAAGCGTGTAGTGCCGCTTGCACTGCCGTCTTTGAACACCACTGTGCCAGCGGTATCTGCGGTCGGGATGATGCGGATAGCTTTGATACGCGCCCGCCCAATTGCGTTGCCAGCTTGGTCGTTTAAAACACCATCATCAGTGCGTATTGCACTGGCTAGGATGTCTGCTTGCATTCCCATAATCAATCTCCTGATTTAACAGGGG